TGTTCAAGCGGCTGGGCGAGCCGATCCCGCTGCAGGTACTCGGGCAGGCGGTGCCGTGGCGGTTCGACGGTGGCGTGCGGGTGTACGACGGCGCGGCGATCTACGCCATCGGCAAGAGCGGCGTCGCGACGCCAGCGAACTCGCTGATCGAGGTCAACCTGAACTTCGGCTGGACCTGATGCTGCTCAACAACGGCTTCCTGCTCTATCAATCCGGGCTGGTTGAGGGGTCGGCGCACGCGCTGCTGCCGGGCCAGTGGGACGCGCCGCGGCAGTGGGAGAAGTTCCTCGCCAACGACGGCGAGACGGCCATCCGGCGCGGCACGGCGAATCCGCCCGGCAGCTTCCTGCCGCTGACCTGGCACGGCCCGATCACGGACGGCGAGATCGTGCTGCGCACGGACGGCGAGGGCTCGCTCGCCGCCGACCTGATCCCGACGCGGCCGATGACGATCGACTTGACCGGCGCGGGCGACCTCGAAGCGACCGCCGGCCTCGTCGTCTCGATGCTGCTCGCGCTGACCGGCGGCGGCGACCTGACGGCGACGATTGAAGGCCGCCTGAACGCGAGCATCGACATGACCGGCAGCGGCGACCTCGCCGGCAGCATGACCGGGTTCGCCAACCTGGTCGTCGACCTACTCGGACAAGGCGACCTCGACGCCACCATCGCCGCGTTCGGCGACATGAGCATCGACATCGTCGTGACCGGCACCGGCCTGACGACGGCGAACGTCGGTGCCGCCGTGTGGTCGGCGCTGGCCGCCGCGAACAACGACGCCGGCACGATGGGCGAGAAGCTGAACGATGCCGGCAGTGCCAGCAATCCGTGGACGGAGGTGCTCGAAACCGGCTTCACCGCCGGCGAGCTGCTGCTGATCACCGCCGCGGCCGTCGCAGGCAAGCTCGACCGGGTCGACAACGGCGACGGCACCTTCACGATCACGATCCGCGGACTCGCCGACACGAAGGATCGGATCGTCGGCATCGTGGACGAAAACGGTAACCGCGTGAGCGCGACCTATGACGGGACGTGAGCATGAGCTGGTTCCGCAACGAATGGTTCGCGGCGCCGCAGTACGCGAGCGAATGGTTCGGGCCGGTCGCGGTCGAACCACCGACGCCGCCACCGAGCGGCGGAGTGGGCGGCGGCGGAACGCGCGTGCGATTTCCTCGGCTGCCAGGCATGAAGCCGCGCGACCGGCGCCGACGGCACGAGGAGGATCTGCTGGTTGTAATCCTGTGATGCGAAAGGCGAAACGATGAGCACTCAAATCGAACGCATGGCCTGCGGGCTGCTCGACGTGAAGCTCGCCGGCTCGGCGAACGACATGTCCTTCACGGGCTACGGCGCCGTGTTCGGCAACATCGACAGCTACGGCGACGTGATCAAGAAGGGCGCATTCGCGCGCACGATCCACGAAGCCAAGACGACCGGCCAGTGGCCGGCGATGCTCGAGCAGCACGGCGGCTGGGGCATGACCGCCTCGGACCTGACGCCTATCGGCGTCTGGACCGACCTGGAAGAGGACGAGGTCGGGCTCAAGGTCGCGGGCAAGTTCGCGCCGACGCCGCGCGGGCAGGAGATGCACGCGCTCATGAAGATGTCGCCGCGGCCGGCGATCAACGGGCTGTCGATCGGGTACCTGCCGATCAAGTGGACGAACCGCAGCAAGCCCGAGGAGCCGCGGCGGACGCTGGAGGAGGTGAAGCTCTTCGAGATTTCGCCGGTCACGTTCCCGGCCAACGGCAAGGCGCGGGTCGGGAGCGTGAAGGCGGCAGATTTCACGGAACGCGAGTTCGAACGGCTGCTCATGCAGGACGCTGGGTTCAGTCGTGCGGACGCTCGCATCATCATCAACCAAGGCTTCACGGCACTCACCGCCATGCAGGACGCTGGCGATGCGGCCCGCGAGCTGCGTGCGGCGCTGGGACGTCGCGACACTTTCTCCCGTTAACCAGACCACACAGGAGCAATCATGAGCGATCTCTCGGAGATCAAGGGCATCATCGAAGCGCAGGGCACCGCCTTCGAGCAGTTCAAGCAGGCGAACGACGCGCTCGTCAAGGCGAAGGCCGAGGGCAAGGCCGTCTCCGACCTCGAAGCCAAGGTCGCCGCGATCAGCGCCGACCTCGACAAGATCGGCGAGCTGAAGGACGCCGTCGCCGAACTGGAGAAGAAGGCGAACCGCCCGGACTTCGCGACCAGCGACAAGGACCGCAACTTCGGCGAGGAGGTGAAGCAGTTCAACATCGCCCGCAAGGCGTTCGACGTGTCGAGCGCCGGCACGCCGGTCTCGGTCGACGAGTACAAGTCGTATCACTCCGGCTTCTTCAACCTGATGCGCAAGGGCAACGTCGAACTCCTGTCCGACGCCGAGCGCAAGGCGATGGTCGCCGGCGACGACTCGAACGGCGGCTACCTGCTGCCGCCGACCACGGTCGGGCGCGCCGTCGCGCGCATCTTCGAGCTGTCGCCGATCCGCGCCATCGCTGGCGTGCAGCCGATCTCGACGGACGCGATGGAAGGCGTCTACGACAACGACGAGGCCGCCTACGGCTGGGTCGGCGAGACGGGCTCGCGCAGCGACACGAACACGCCGACGCTCGGGAAGTACCGCATCGAGGCGCACGAGTGCTACGCCGCGCCCAAGGCGTCGCAGAAATTGATCGACGACTCGGCCGTCGACATCGAGAACTGGCTGGCGATGAAGGTCGCCGACAAGTTCGCGCGGGGCGAGGGCGAGAAGTTCGTCGCTGGCACGGGCGTCGCGCAGCCGCGCGGCTTCACGACCTACACGACGGCCGCGACCGGCGATGCGTCCCGCACCTGGGGCGAGATGGAGCACGTCGTCACCGGCGCGAACGGCGCGTTCCACACGACGCAGGCGGACCCGCTGTTCGACCTCATCGGCGCGTTCAAGCCGGGCTACCTGGCGAACGCGAAGTGGGTCACGCGGCGCGAGGTGATCACGGCGATCCGGAAGTTCAAGACCACGACGACGCTCGAGTACATCTGGCAGCCGGGCCTGCAGGTCGGCCAGCCGGACCGGCTCCTGGGCTACCCGATCGTGATCGCGCAGGACATGCCGACGATCGCGACGGGCTCGCTGTCGATGGCGTTCGGCGACTTCAAGGAGGGCTACCAGATCGTCGACCGCGTCGGCATCCGCACGCTGCGCGACCCGTACACGTCGAAGCCGTACGTGATCTTCTACTCGACGAAGCGGGTCGGCGGCGCGGTGCTGAACTTCGAGGCGATCAAGTTCATCAAGTTCTCCGCGTAGTAGCCGACGGCGAACATCCACTTCGAAAGGAAAGCCTCATGAAAGACGCGATGAACAACGTCTACCCGAAGCGGTGCATCTCGCCCGTCTCGGTGTCGGACAACACGGCCCAGGTCGGTCAGATCATCGACCGCCGCGGCTTCGACTCGCTGACGTACCTGATCGCGATCGGCTCGGTCGCGGACGCGGACGCCACGTTCACGGTGCTGCTGGAGGAGGGCGACGTCTCGAACCTCTCCGACGCGGCGGCGGTGGCGGACGCGGACCTGCTCGGGACGGAAGTCCTGGCCGGGTTCCAGTTCGACGACGACAACGAGTGCCGGAAGCTCGGCTACCGCGGCTCCAAGCGGTACACGCGCTTGACCATCACGCCGGCGAACAACGCTAGCGCGGCGGTCCTGTCGGCGGTCGCGCTGCTCGGCGACCCGTCGCTCGGCCCGACGGCGAACCCGCCGGCGTAGTGACCTTGGCGGCGGCGCTCTCGGGCGTCGCCGCCATCCGAACATGACATACGACACTGCGATCGTGCAACACCCGGACGGCGAGCCGATCCACGTCGACCGCGCGAAGCTGCACTGCAGCGTGAACGACACGGATCGCGACGCGCTGTTCCCGGCGTGGATTGCGGCTGCGCGCGAGCAGGCGGAGGCGCGGACGTGCCGGCAGATGCTGCACGCCCGCTACGCGCTGACGCTGCCGGCGTTCCCGAGCGGGCTCCTGCGGGTCGGCAATCGCTGGGTCGAGAACGTGATCGTGCTGCCGCACGTGCCGCTGGTCGACG